CGATTCAATCCACCAGCCAGGACCGCATCCTCGAAGGCGCACTTACGGAAGCTGAAGCACAGCGCATCATGCTTGCATCCCTTGCAGGAAAGGTCACGAAGACCGGCACGAACATCAAGTTCAAGTCTGTTGACGGTCTTTCGGATCGGATTGATGGAACCGTGGATGATCTTGGCAATCGCACTGCGGTAACGCTCAATGGCGGCTAGTTACTGGCAACCTGACTGGTTTCTGACGGGATGGTTCCCGGCTGTCTGGTTTGCGCCTGCCGATGAGACTGGCGTACCTGAAGAGGAATTGCGGCCGGAGTACAACGGCGGGATAAGTGGTCGCCAAAGGTCTGAAACAAGGAGTGCTCGCCGCCAGATTCGAGAGGCTGACGCAAGGAAGGACTATTACCTACAGAAGCCTGTCGAAAAAACCCATCAAGACGCTATTGCAATACCGGCGCAGCAGGGGTACGATTCCATCGGCGCCCAAGTTGCGCCCAAAGTTAGCGCAAGCCAAGAAGCAAAGGCAGCAGCGCCAGAACTCAAGGATGTTGCAAGCAGCATCCAGATAACGAAACAAATTCTCAACGGCATCACCAGCGCAGCAGCGCTCAAGTCACGGCAACGTCAAGACGACGAAGCTGCGACTCTGGCTATGTTCGCACTGATGATGGACGGTGATTGATTTACCACGCACGGCCAGCGATACGGCCACAAGAACTGACCGCCTACGGGCGGTTTTTTTTCGTCCCAACATTCTCTAACGCAGCCCAGCGAGAAGGGTCTTGGCCTAGCCAAGCGGAGAAATAGCGATGCAAAACGAAGCAGCAGTACCGCAGCATACTCTTGCGCATTACGCGGCCAATCCGGACGCACTGGCAAACATGACTGACGAGCAACTCGATGCCCTGGCCAACGCGCCAGCAGCACCAGAAGCTAATCAGGAATCGGGCGAGATCAACGGCAGTGTGCCGCCCAGCACTGCAAGCCAGCCAGCGACCAGCGCCGCACCGACAGGCACGGAAACGCCGCCTGCCGTGGATGCAAAAGGTGTTCAAGCGAAAGATGGAACGCATGTCATTCCTTACTCCGTGTTGGAGCGTGAGCGTGACCGCGCAGTTCGAGCCGAAGCGACAGCGAATGCCCTTTCCGAACAACTTAAACAGTTGCAGGACGGGAAGACGCCGACCGCCAAGGCTGATGCGAACGCCGTAGCGCTGACGGATGATGACCTGGCACAGCTAGATCAAGACTTGCCTGACGTGGCGAAAGCCATCCGGGCGCAAATGTCCATGATCCAAGCGCTGACGGGCACTGTCCAATCGCTTCAACAGGAGCAGGAAGTACAGCAGAACGTCAAGCAACAGTCCGTGCAGGATGAAATCGAGGCGGCCATTACCGGCAACCCGGATATTTCTGCATGGCGCCATGCAGCACAGAATCAAGAAACCCCGGAACCACTCATGTGGAACCGTGCGGCCGATCTTGATGCTGTGCTGCGATCAGATCCTGCCTGGATGGATCGTCCTGTTGCCGAGCGCTTTGCCAAGGTCGCGGAAACAATCAAGACCCTGTACGGCGCGCCATCTACTGCACCGTCAGCACCGCCGAGTACCGCAACACTTCAAGCCAAGGCCGACGCCGCCCTCGCGGGCGCTGCGAAAGCGGGTGGCTTGCCTCTTTCTTCGAGCGATATCCCTGGTGGCGCTGCGCCTCCGGTCGATGAAGCTGCGGCATTGATGGACAAATCAGGTCCAGAACTGACCGCTGCTTTTATGTCAATGACTCCCGAACAGATTGAAGCAAAGCTGTCTCGCCTCCGCTGAAAACCGTCCGGCCTTTCACCAATGAGCCCGCCTTGAGCGGGTTTTTTCATTTCTGGAAGGAATAAATCATGCAAACCAACGTCGCAAGCGGGTCCGCTCAGTCGGCCCTTATCTACGGCGCCGCTCTCTTCGCACAAACTCAGAAGAAGGCCGGCACGTTCCGCAACATGGTTGGCCCCAAGCCGACCGCCGCAGAAGTTGATGGCAAGCTGTCCAAGCTGCAATCCAACCCGGGCATGCCGATTGTCGAGATCATGGATCTCACCAAGACAGCCGGCGATCAAGCTCGTATGGACTGCATCGACATTGCAACCGCCAAGCCGATCATGGGCGATCGCAATGCCGAAGGCCGCGGTACGGCTATGTCGTTCAGCAACATGGACGTGAAGATCGACCAATGGACTTTCCCGGTGAATGCCGGTGGTCGCATGTCGCAGCAGCGTACCGTGCATGATCTGCGCAAGCTGGCGCGTGCTCAAGCTGTCGGCCTTGCTGCCCGCTACTTTGAGCAGCGCACGCTGGTTCAGCTTGCCGGCGCACGCGGTCAAACAACGGGTAATGATTGGGTTGTTCCGCTGCAATTCGCTTCTGGCGCTTCGTCTGGTGGTGATGCTGACTTCGCCGACATCATGGTGAATTCTGTGTTGGCGCCGACCTACAACCGTCACTACGTTGTCAACGGCACCGCCCTGACTCAGGGTGGCGCGCAACTGGCCTCGATCGCTTCGACCGATGACCTGACGCTGGCGCACATCGACCAACTGCGCAACATCATCGATAACCTCGATCTGACATTGCAACCGGTCCAGATCGCCGATGACCCCGCTGCTGGCGATGAACCGATGTGGGTGATGCTCTGCCCGCCGAACGTGTATTCGCAACTGCTGACCGAGGGCTCCCTGCGCGCCTTCCAGCAGAACGCGATAAACCGCGCGTCCTACGGCTCAAAGCATCCGCTGTTCCGCGGCGAAGTCGGTATGTGGAACGGCATCCTCGTCAAGAAGATGTCGCGCACCATCCGCTTCATGCCGAGCGACTACACCAACATCATCACGTCAGCCAATGCTGCTACCGCAACCGAGTCTGCCCAGCAAGTTAATGCTGGCCTGACGGCCGGTTACGGCGTTGAGCGCTGCATTCTCATGGGTGCCCAGGCTCTCGCCTGCGCCTACGGCAAGGATGCTGCAAGCGGCACGCACTACTCTTGGGCTGAGAAGCTGCACAACTTCGAGCGCGAGCCCGAGTTTGCCGTCTTCGGCGTCGAGGGTTCAACAAAAGTGCGTTTCAGCGTTCCCGATGCGACCGGCGCCAAGATCCCCACGGATCATGGCGTCATCGTGGTGGACGTTGCGACAAAGCAATCGGTCTAAGTAGCTGACCAGTAGCGGCCGGCTTCGGTCGGTCGCTCTTCAACACATTCAGAAGGAGTATCACCATGGGTACTGTTACCAGCACCAACCGAAATCCCGCCTTTTCCAGCGATGGCGGGAACAACTCCGTGTTTGTCGATTCAGTCGCCGTCACCAATTCCGACATCGATGCTGCGGATATTGTCAAACTGGTTCGCGTTGCGGCCGGCACGGATGTTCATCGTGTCGTCACCAAGACCACCGAACTTGATAGCAACGGCGCTCCGTCACTCACGGCCAAGATCGGCTTTACCCCGATTGATGGCAGTGCAGCTCCGGCTGGCGCAGATGTTGCGATTTCTGCTGATGCCGCCTGGGGTCAGAACGCTGAAGTCAAGACATTCGAGATCTTCCCGCCTTACCGGGTTGAAAAGGATTCCTGGCTAACCGTCGTTATCGGCACTGGCGCCGCTACAGAAGCCGCAACTGGCACTGTTAGCGCCAAGGTCGAGGGCGAGGCTCTCGGCGTTCAGTAATACAGCAAGGCAATAGAGGCGGGCGGCTTTCGGGTCGCCCGTTTCATTTCAGGAGATTCGCTCAATGGGAAATCAGATCGTCGGCGTGCGCTACATCGGCAAGAAAGACCGCCAAGAGGATACCGTTTGCAAGACTGGCGCCGTTTGGCAGCCCGGCAAGGTGCATAACTTCGGTGGCGACTTGGCCAAAGCGCTGTTGGTTCATACCGATTCGTTCGAGGCTGCGCCGATTGACGTTGACGGCGGCACATACCTTTCACGCGGCAAGCAAAACCAAGCGCGTGAGACTGCTGCATTCGTGAATCTCTCCGCGATGAGTACTGAACAGATGGTTCTCATGGCTCGCATTGAATTCAATCGTGTCGTCAATGTGGACGGCAAGGACGAGGCACAGGTGCGCCGAGAAGTGCATGCCATGATGGCCAATCACAATCTTGACCTCGATGCCGATATCCGCAAGGCCATGCAATCAGATGGCCGAATCCAGGTGCCTTACATGGCGACCGCCGAAGAGCATGCAGCGCTGATGGCTGGAACCGTTGTCCTGGCGATTGTCCCATCCGAGATTGCCAATATATACCCGCCGCAGGATGTCGCGATCAATGGCGGCACAGACCTGACAACAGGAGAGCCGGTTGACCAGGACACTGTAGCCAAGCCGCTAACCGAGTTGCTTGCCAGCCTCGAAAAGCCGGATCTGCTGCAATTTGCCAAGCAGGAAGGTGTTTCCATCAGCAACACCATGACAGCAGAGAAGCTGCGTGAGAAGATTTCAAACACGCTGACCGAGCGCACAGCATAAGCCATGTCAGCCTTTACCGCGCTTCATTCGGAAATCATCCCGCATGTTCCTGGCTGCCCGATCCCCATAGTAAATGACGCTATTCTCAAGGCGATTATTGACTTTTGTAATCGCTCCAAGGCATATAGGTTCAGCCCTGCAGCCATTACGACGGTTTCCGGTACGCCTGACTATGACGTAGATGATCTTCCGTCTGGAACAGCTATCTCATGGCTTCTTTCTGCCGAGCTTGATGGGTCTCCGCTTGATTTGCCAGCATCAGGATCAATTCCGCAAAGTTGGTCAACAGAAACGGGATCATCAAGCGCGGCAGTTGTAGTTGGTGAGGTAAGCATCGGTCTCCGCAAAATTCCGGACGAATCCAGGTCGCTGTCTGTGCGACTGGCGCTGCGACCGTCAATGACGGCTACAACATTCCCTGATGAATTCAACAATCTCTATCAGGAAAGACTTGCTGCCGGAGCGTTAGCAAGGCTCTACGCACAGCCAAATCAGAAGTGGTCAAACCCGCTGCTGGTTTCAGACTGCAGGGATCGCTTCGAGTCGTGCATTGCCGATGCTGAATTCAGGGCTGACAGGGGAAGTTCCAACGCTCCCAGCCGGACAGCGCTCAATATTGTTGGTG